GTGAGGCTTTCGCGGCGGCTAGAACCCAAGGAACGATCCGCCCGATTCGGTTTTAACGCCTTTTCCCCAGAGTAGGGGTCGCGTTTGTAGATCGTTCACGAACTCAAAAGCCTTGTCGGCGTATGGAAGATTTGGAAACCTGATCGCCTGGGCCTCGCTAGTGTATCGGATGATCCGTGGCCGCTCCAGGTCTACAAGTTTACTTTCCAAGCTCAGTGCGATGGTGCTCGTGTCCGGCCCTTCATCAATGCTCATCTGGTCCATGTAGCCGACGAATAAAGTACTCAGCACAAGAGATGTCAGGCCGAACTTGATCTTCGCCAACCTGCCGTGATATTTGGTCTGCAATGCCAGCGAAAGCATAGATGACGGGATGCCCGAAAGCGTGATGGTTGCATTGGCCGCCCTGATGTCGCCGGTTTCAGATATTGTCGAGACGTTGAGAAGATTACCTGCGCCAGTGTAAGTTACACCGCCAAGCGTAAGCTCGCCCAATCCGGTCCAGAAATAGAGCGGATCGTCCAGTAGCAAGTCGAGGGCGAAGAAAGGACGGACAACTGGCTGACCGAGATTGTCGGCAACTGCGCCCAGGTCTTTTGCATCGTAGGTTTGCTGGCTGGCTTCATAGCGTCGAGTAACCATCAGACGATCACCTGCACTGCCGGGAACACAATCCCATAGTGGGCGATTTCATTAATAGTCCATTCTGTGCTTGAGCCGGCGAGCCGGAAAACGCCCTTGGCGCTGCTCGTCACTACTGTTGCACCATCCCCAGGGGCGGTGGTTATGGCCGGCCAAATGTCGAGCGTGGCCTGCCCCGAAGCGTTGCTGGCGACATCCTGCAAGACCTTGTGAAGGGTGGCCGTCGCGCCCGCTCCCAGTTGGATATAGTCGCCAGCTTTAAGCCAGCCAGTCTGCGACGTTGTGCAGCCGTCAATAGATACGCTGTCGCCGACTTGGCTTGCGCCATTGACCACCGGGGTTCCGCCGGCAGAGCCTTGCGGCGTGCCGCCAAGTGGATCGCCCAACAGAAACGTGCCTTCGCGCCCGCGCATTGATAGCAGCCACGCCAGCCATTGTTCAGCGGCTGCGCGCGCCATAGCAGGCAGTGCAACCTCGGCCTCCCAGCGTTCGCCGGAGTGTTTAAATATTTGCTGGCGCAGGGTGAAAACGCTTTCAGACACTGCCGTCACGTTGACCGCCCGCAGCGTGATGCTGCGAATGCCGGTGTGGGTGGGGAGCGTTCTGGGATAGGTAATAGCCATCAGGAAAAAGCTCCAGCAAATGATCCGCCGCGCCTGCGCGCGTCCAGGACTGCCTTGGTCGAAGCCGCAGCGATCTGAGGCATGAGGCTTTGTATCTCGGCCCGCACCGTCTGCTGAATGCCAGTGGTCACGTTGATCGTTTGATTGACCGTGGTGCCGCCGCCGCCATTAACCGCAGCCTTTGACTGCGGCACGCTCAATATTCTGCCCGGGGAAGATGGCACGAATATCTCGCGCCCATGCTCACCGACGACGGCAGGGCTGCCCGCCGCCATGGGGCCGCCAGATGCCAAGCCTGGGATGTCCCCGCCGCCGCCGAATACGCTGCCAAGGCCGCTCAACAAACTACCAATCAAACTACCGCCGCCGCCGCCTGACATCATTTGCTGAGATTGGATTCTGAATAACTCAGTAAGGATCGTGCCGGCCATCTTTCGGAACGCGCCTTCGACGGTCGAAGTCCCGGAAATAATATCCCCGAACGCCGTGGCAAAGGATTCGCTTACCGTTTCCATCACTCCACTCAACTCGCTGGCTTCCGCCTTAGCGGTCTCAAAAACCCTCAGCAAGCCTTCCCGATCTTTGGCCGCCTGTTCCTCGCTTATGAAGCCCTCCGCAAGTGCTGCGTTGACCTCCTGGATCGCCTCCGCATATTGCTGCGTCGCGGCATAGAGCGGGTCCAGTGAGCCGCGCGTGCTGTCATAAGCCGCCTGGATGCTTTCCAGGCGGGATAACTCTTCAGCGCTCATATCTGCCGAGGCCGCTTCGGCAGCGATCAATGCGTCCGTGTAATCCTGCAGAACTTTGAGGTTCCCGGCAAGCAGCGCGGCCCTCCGCTCGGCATCAGCCTCAGCCGCTGCGTCTCTGGTGTTTTTGTCTGGCGTGCCGGTGCCAGTAGCAGTGCCGGTGCCGGTGGCAGTGCCGGTGGCAGTGCCGTTTTCTTCAGAGCCGTCTAACAAAAACTCACCTACATCGCCCCAGAGTTTTTTGGCTCTCTCCAACCGTTTGTTTTGTATGTCGAGTAATTGATTTCGCCGTTTTTGGCTAATATTACCCTCATTAAACCTATTGTTTATTTTTTCTATGTCTTCATGGATTGCTTCGAATACCTGTTTCGATGTCCTGATGAATTCCGTGCTCATATATTCACCAGCCGCAGTCGTTAGGTCGTCAAACCCTTTAGCCAGATCGGATACCACCGGCAAAACAAGCTCTAGGGCTGCGTTCAGATTTTTTGACAGTATGGACGAGACAAGCCGCAGTTCCTCTTGAGCAGTGCGGGACTTCTCAATCATCTCCGATGAAATGACCCCGCCGGCATTGCGAAGCTTGCCCGAAAGCCGATCAAGCTCCGCCCCTCCGTCCGCGAAGGCCCTTAGTAGCAGGGTGCTGTCCGAAGCCAGGGCCTCCATGAAGAATGTCATGCGCTCTTGCGAGAGGTTCGCCGCTTGCAGGGCCTGGACATATTTTCCCATCTTTTGGTCGGACGATAGCCCCTCGAACGCCTTCGCCGTCAGACCAATTTTAGGCGCGATATTTTCGAAAAAATCATCCAGAGGCCCCGCGCCCGTCGTCAAGTAATCGCCAAATTTATCGTTTACCTCTTTCAGGATGTCGGCCATTTTTTCCTGGCTAACACCAAAGGCCGCACCGGCAAAAGCCAGTTCCTGAAAGCGCTCGACCGAAACGCCGGCAACCGCCGCGAGGTTCCCCAACTCCACAGCCGAGTTGGTCATGCTAGCAATGGCGCGCACAGAGAAAGCCGCCGCCAATGCTGGGCCTAGCCGCTTCGCCGCCGTGCCTAGTGCGCTGTACGATTGGCTGACCTTAGAGAGGTTCTGCTGCGAGTTCTTCGAGAACCGCTGCACCTTCTTTTCGGCGGCAGTCATGGCCTTTTGAAACTGTTTATCGCGGGCCGTCAGGATGATGTTCAGCTCTTGCGCGGATATTGCCATTTCAACCGTATCTTTCAGCTAGTGCGCGCGCATCTGACAAACTGGGCGCATCCGATCCAGGGCCTTTGGGATTGTGTGCGTTTTGCCAGCCCTCGAATACCAAGAAAACGTCTCGCGGTATCATACGACGAATTTCATCCGGCTTGATACCCGCCACAATCGCCGATTTTATTAGCTGCCGGACGTCAAGTCGCCGGCTGGTTGGCGGGCCTTTTTTTTTACCGCAGCCGCCTTGCCGTCGCCAACATCAGGCATGAAAGCCACACCCAATGCCGCCTGAGCCATCGCATAGTGCGATAGCAGGCTTGCCGCGCCGCCCGCCTCGACCAGCTTGTCGGCTTCCGCATCAGTCTTGCCCCCGCCCACCAGGGCAAGCGCAAGCAGGTCTTTCACCTCAGTTGACGTGGGTTTCTGGCCACGGCCAAAGAACCCATCCCAGAGTTCAAAGACGCCGCGATGCTTATCCTCAAATCTCGATTGTCTCGACGACGCCCCCGCGCGGCGACTCAGCCGTGATGGTCACTCTTAGGCAGCCGCGAACGCGATAACGCCAGTACTCTCCATCGACGCAGAGAACGTCACTGCGCCCTCGGTCTCGCCGCCGAAGTCCAGCGAAGTGACCCGGAACGCGCCGCTGTATGTCCCAAAATCAGGGACGATGATTTCAAAGTTCGCGACTGGGTCTGCCGCCATCGCGACGGTGTTAAGCCGGCCCTCTTCGGCTGCCACGTCCAGGAAGATGCCGTCGCCAGACAGGCTGACCGCCTTGAGACCGTTCAGGCTCTCAGTCCATAGCGCGCCGCCGGGAGTGGTAGAGTCCGGCGTGGTCACATCAATGGCCGAGTTGTTGATCGTCAGCGTTTTGGAGTTCATTCCAGCAAACGCGGTAAAAACTTCAGGGTCGGCGGCGTCGCCGATCTTGTTTGCCATGTCTAGGCTCCATCAAAGGGACCGGGCGTCGTCACGACGCTCGAAGTTTGCGCTTGCCCAAGGCGCGGGAAAGGCTTGACCGCTAGGCGGTTTCCATAATCGCCGAGAATAGAACGCGGGCGGTATATCCCCGGCCCACGCTATCGTCACGGTCGACAAAATATTGTTCGCAGATCAATTCTACCATGCCAAAGCCTGTAGGAACAACCGCCGCTTCATTTCGATGCAGTGCTGCGCGCACTGCCTCTGCTATCTGCGATGCCTGGACGCGCCCGGTGCTTCTAGAATAGCATTCCAGTGTGAACGCCACGTTGGCGCTAGTGGAGCCGTCCGTGTCGTAAGTGTCCGGCACTATCGAGCCAAAGCGAATGTAGGGATAGACGACATTCTGCGGGGGCTCATCATAAACCCGCGTGGATACCAGAGCCACAACCCCGCCATCAGCCAGCAGCGAGGTTCTAAGCGCCTTCTGGAGCGCAAGGGCGAAGCCGTCGCTCATGCCAACCCCAATTCTTTCACGGCCTTTTTGATCGCGCGGTTGACCCGGCCTTTGTGTTTTTGGCCGAGTAGTTTTTGGGTCCGCTGCATAAACGGCACGCCTTTTGTGGTGCCGCGATTGAGAAGACCATTGCGCCCAGGGGCTCGCCGCTTGCGCGTGTATCGCCGCCCAAATTCAATGGACAGCGCCTTGGCTTGGCTTGGGCCATCGTCTGGCGCGGCTTCAACCGACGCCTTCAGAAGGTCTTTGCCAAACTCGAATCTTGCATGGATGCCGGCCTTTAGTGCGCCCGTATCTGATGGGGCCATAGCGCGCGCCCAACGCACGCCCTCAAGGGCGGAAGTCCTGATTGCATCGCCGATATACTTGCGCTGCTTGCGCGGCAAGTCGCGAAAGGATTTCTGAAGCGCGCGGCTGTCAACCTTCATGATGCAACGCCTTTTTCCAAAAGCATCTCCAGGACTTCTCCGCTAGCGTCGGCCTGCATGATGGAGCGGATGGCCCAGGTCTGGCCGCGCGCTGTGACGCGATCAGAAACCGTGATGGCCTGCGTCACGCTGTCAGACCTCAGCCGCATAGTGACGAGGCCGACATCTTGCAGCGCGCCGCCCTCAATGGCTTCCTTGCCCAGCCGTTCGCGGAAGTCTGCCGACCGGGACGCATGGTCCGCCCAAGCGCCAGTGACGTTGCCGTATGCGTCAGTGGTCGCGGCCATGCGCTGGAAAGTGATGCGGTCGCGGAATAGTCCTGATCTAGCCATACCAGCGTTCCCGATGCAGGTTCAGCAGATCCTCAAATCCGAACGGAAGCGTTTTGGAGGTAACGCCGATCAACTCGTTTTCGCGGTTTTCATACCAAAACGAGATGAGCATGAGCATGGCGTGCCGGATCGTGTCAGGCACATCGCTGGCAGCCGCGCCGAACCCGGCCACAAACTCAATTTTGATCGCATCGCTGCGCTGTTGCGCGACGGGCCAAGCAAACCCGGCCTTGGGCGTAATTGTCTTGGACATAGGCCGGCCAAAAATATTGTAATTCGCCAGATCGTCCGTCTGCAAATCGCCGTTTGTGTCATAATATTTTACCGCCGAAACAGACTGCACCGGACCGAGCGGTAACGCTACCTCATAGGACGGCGTGGCGGACAGCCACAGAGCCCATGTCTGGGAGATCATGGGTTGCCCTAGCACGCCCTTGGCATCGACCGTAACAACGCCGACGTCGATCAGCCTGTTGATGTAAGCGTCATCGTCGTCGTGCTCTATTCGCAACTGGGCCTTGGCCTCGGCCAAAGTGATCGGCAGGGCGGCAGGGGCCGTCACAAGCTCAAGCTGGTGCAGGTCGCTCATCTAACGCGCGGCCTTGCGGGTCGCGGTCTTGCGGGCAGCGGTCTCAACAACAGGTTCATCCACCGGCTCAGCCTGACCGCTTTCGATCAGGCGGATGCTGTAGGCGTCGTCTACCTCAATCACGTCGCCGCGATTGTGAGAAAAGCCGATGCCGGCAATAGATGTCAGGAGTGTCACGCGCATATCTTGCTCTCCGAAAGGAGGTCGGGTGAGGGCCGAAGCCCCCACCCAGTTAGCCCCAACGTCTACGCTGTGATCAAATGCTTGATCGCGGCGGTGTTTACTAGGACGCCGTCAAAGCGGACAAAGCCCAGCAGCCCGAAGTCTGGTGCGAACCGTTCGCGCGCGACATACAAGGACGGCCCGCCGACTTTGCGCACATAGAACTTGGACATGTCGCCGAAGAGCATGACCTTCTTCGCCGTTGCCAAGCTATCCATCGCTTGGTTGACTACTACCGGATAGCCAAGAATGGACTGCGGAACGCCCGCTTGGTAGTTGCCCATCTGCCAGAGATAGTTGCCGTCGCCGTCCTTGAGTTTTCGGACAGCCGCCAAAGTGCTATCATTCATCATGATAGCCGAATTCGGGCTGCTACGGTATGCCGGGTCCACTGAGTGGATCAGGTCGATAATCTCATCAGCGGTGATGGCGGCAGTGCCTGCGGCGGTCTTGCCAAGGGCGCTGTTGGTAACGATGCCTTCAACGTCCGACGAGCCGGAACCCGTGGTCAATTTGCTGTTTGCAATTCGACCCAGGCGCGATCCGAGCAGTTCGCCCAGCAGCGACTCCATGTTAAAGATGGAATCGGCGTTAAGTTCGGCAGACCAGCGCACCCACTCGGAGTCGAAAGCATATGCCGACAAAACCTTCTGCGCGAACACGACATCTTTGCCGCCGTCGTCAGTAACCGTGCCGCCCTCAGTGTGGGCTTCGGCAGTGGACGCCGTATCGTCAACCGTCGGGATGTTAAAGGTCCGGCCATCGGTGGAGTTGATGACAGTAAACAGGCTGGAGTCATACATCGGGCCGGTGGCGATCATCGCCTGCTCGATGAAGGCAGCCAACTCAACTGGGACAGTGAAGCCGCCTGCGGTGGTCGTGCCAGCAGTCTGTACACGCTGCTCTTGCAGGACCGCGCGAACTTCGGGCGAGACGTATGCCTCGCCGCCAGCCGCGATCAACTCGGAGAAGGCATGACGGTAGGTTATCTCAACGCCAGTGTCGGTCGCTGGTGCAGTGCGGCCCTCGACGGCTGGGCGTTTGCTCAGGTCGGGCGCTTCCAAAGCCGCAAGCGCCTTTGCGGAGCGCTCTTCGCGTTCAACACGGGAGCCGATCTTGTCGTGCTCCGTCATCATGGCGTCGAATTCGCGCTCGATTTCGGCGGCGCGGTCTTCCGGAACATCGCTGATTTCAGCGATCTTGTCACGGGCTTGCATGGCTAGGGTCGCCATCTGCTCCCGCAGGGTTTTTGTATCGGCCATTTTGGGGCCTCCATCAAAGGGACTTGGCGTCTCACGACGCTAATCCAGGCCTTGCCCAAGGGCCGGGGAAGGGCATAAAGAGCGAGAGCGCCCTTATTCGATCAGGCGATTTCTCATCCGCATACGGCGGACTGAGAGCGCCCGTTGTCGGTGTCCTTGCTCTGCCCGGAACGCGTCCAGGCTCCGCAAGCCAATTTCTGTGCCGGCATAGGCCGGCGTTGTGACGATGCTCACGTCGTGCAGGCTAACATCCTCAATAGTTCTCTTTGGCATGTCGCCGCTGTCGTCCCAACTCTGGCGCACCGGGACGAAGGCGAAGGACATCTTGTCCAGGTCGCCGCGCTGCATCTTGGGAATAATCGCGCGGACGTCGGGATCGGAACCATCTAGCTCCGTCTCGATATATAGGCCGCGCTCGTCCTCAGACAAAGTCAGGGTGCCGGAACGCGTGCGGGCTAGGGGGAGGCCCGCATGATTAACCAGAAACACAACATCATCGCCGCGCTCAAGCGCAGAACGAAAAGCGCCAGCGGCAATGACCTCGGTAAACGATGAGCCGATGCGGGTCTCTTCGCCAAAGACGGCGGCATAGCCGGACACTTTGACCCCGTCGCCCTCTGCTCGGATTTCGACATTGGCATCAAACGCGCGAATTTCAGGTTTCATCGGATAGGGTACCCTGTAAACTGATCGGCACCGTAGCGCCCTGGATCATAAGTTGGTCGCCGTCAGGCAGCGGCAGCATGTCTTCCAGCGCCCGCACCTCGTTAGGCGTGCGGATGCCGTTTTGGATGCTGGTTGCGTGCGCCTCCATGCGGGTTTTGAAATCCCCGCGAAGCAAGCTGTCCACGTTGTAGCGAATGTAGACATCCGACGACCGACCAAACAACTTGAGGTTCATCTCCGCCTCGGCCTGCTCAATCCACCGGCGAAGCGTGTGTTTCACAAAGTGGAGGTCTTGTTGCTCGGTGTTGCTGTAGGTGCCGTGGCTCAAATCCTGCAAAAAGATAGGAGGCAGCGAATAGATGCGGGCGATCTGCTCAATGCAAAACTGCTGGAGCGGAAGGAGCTGCATCTGGTCAGGGGAAAAGCCAATCGACTTCAGCTCGTGGCCAGCAGGCAGTGCCATTATTGATCGGCCTTCGCGGGCCAGCTTGGCCGTCGTGTTGGCCACGTCTTCGCTCGCGCGCTGTGCCGCTGCGCCGCTCTGGAAAGGCCCGGTGATAACAGCCGGCGGGATGCCGCCAGCCATAAAGGCTTTCGAGCCGTAACGCGCGGCAGCTATTGCTAGGCCGATCACGTCGCGGTTCGTAAATATCGGGGAGCGGTTGTCCAGTTGGTTTGCTTTGACCATAAAGGTCAGGTCAAGGACTTCTTCCGCTTGGTAGACTTGAGTCGTCGTGCGGTAAATCTTCGTCGGAAAACCCGCCGCATCGGTCGTCTCGGAAACCGTTATTTCCGAAGGGTCCAGCGGGATAAGGTCTGTCACATCACCGCGCCCGTTGCGCACGATCTGGGTGACGGATCGTCCGCTGGTCAAGACCTGCTCAAACGCGTACTTGCGCCAGCCAAAAGAACTCAGATGGGGATTGACCGCCCTGTCGATCCAAGCGCCAATTCCGCCCGTCACCGGCTCGCGCCCCGTGGCTGTATTCTGGAAAACTTCAAGGGGAAGCGATGCCAGGGTGCCGGAGATAAAGTTCACGGCAGCCCATACGGCAGGAACGCCCAAGGCGCTCTCGACCGTGACGTTGACTCCAGATGTCGAGGTGAGATCGCCCCACCCCATGATCTGCAAAAAGTCGTTAGCGCTTACCGGCGCGCTTGGGTTCTCAAGATTGCGCGCTTCGGGCGTGCGCCGGAACATATCAAACAGCCCCATCTACACCGCCATTCTATAGTCGGGATCATCCCAAGGACTGGAGTATTGCACAGTATCGGCGCTCATGCAACCCAATGCCATTGTCAACGCAACCATGCCATCAATCTTGGAATAGGACTTGGCCTTGTCAAGTTTGCGGTTGCCCGCCGGGTCTCGCGTCACGACGGCATTCGCCGCGCACATATTCAGCACGGGGTTGTCGCCGTGCCTCAGCGCGCGCTGCGCCACCAGTTGCTCCACCCGGTCGAGCGCCGGGGCCATGTCTTTGTATCCCTGGCCAAATGGTTTCATCGGGACGCGTGCGCCGATGCCGTCAAGCTCTCGCTGGAAGTCGCTGATCCGCCACCGATCATAGGCCAACATCTGGAGGTCGTACCGCTCGGAAGCCTCGGCAACCGCGCGGGCGATTACTTCCGGAATAATTACCGGGCCGGGGATCGTGGTCAAGAACCCCTGTTTCGCCCAGACGTCATAAGGGATGCGCTCTGATCGGGACTTTTCTTGTAGGCCGTCTGCCGGCAGGAAAAATTGCGGGACAACGTGATATTGGTCGCCTCGCGGAAAGACCATCACGAACGCCGTCAAATCCTGGCTGGACGAAAGGTCAAGCCCAGCAAAGCACACGCTGCCATCCTCGACCAGTGGCGGCGCGCTGTTCGCCTCCCACTCGCTCTTAGACATAAACGGGCTCTGCGCCTCGATGCGCTGGTTCAGGAAAAGCCACCGAAAGCTGTTTTCTTTGGACGGCATACGCTCGGCCTGGGCAGCAAAGTCCACGACGTCTTGCGTCGAGCGGAACTTGCCAAGCGCCGGGTTCGCCGCCTTCCAGGCTTTGCGGTTGGATATCTTGCAGTCTTTCGGCGCGGTGTAGAGGTGCGAGACCGTGCGTGGGTCTTGCGCGGCGGCGGCGTCGTCTAGCCAAGTGGAGAACAGGTCGCCGTCTGTCGCGGCTTGGGTGCTGATGGCAATCAGAAGCGGGTCAGCGTGCGCGCCCTGCGCTGTCTCTATGGCCTCGATAAACGCATCACTCGGCCCGCGCACTTGCCCGACTTCATCCAGAATGGCAAGGACAGGCGACAGGCCATGAGCCGTCCCAGCCTCCGCGCTGATCGCTTTGTATTCGACGTTCTTCACCAAGCCGATCAAAGATTTCTGCGATGGCACCACCCGCACGATCTGGCTTAACAGCGGGCTCAGGCGCACCATCTTTTCAGCCAACTTGAAGACAAGGGACGCTTGGTCCCGGCTGCGTGCGCCGCTGATAATCTGGCTATTCTGGCGAGCTTCAGGGCCGACAAGATGGGCCAGGAGGATGGCCGCGATCAATGCCGACTTGCCGTTTTTCCGCGCAACGCTGAGATAGGCCCGGCTGGTGCCTGATCGGTTGTTGTAGATGTCCCGAATAAATTTCTTCTGGAACGGCAGCAGCACCAGCGGCTTGCCAACATCCGCGCCTTCCGGGGTCAGGCAGAGCCGCTCAATAAAATGGATGACCTTGGTGGCGCGTGTCATTTAGCCTTCTCGCTCCAGTCTCATATTTGCAACGCCTAACCCCGCGCAGGCCCAGTTACATTCCAAAAAAGTACCGGCAGAAACCGCGCCTTGGTTCCACCGGGGTATAGATCATCACGCACAACCGCTAGGCCATCGTAATATTTAACGATTGGCGGGGTCAAAGTTCCTCTCACAAATCAGAGTTTTCCTCGTCGGGCATGTGAACCTCGACAGGGCCACATGCCTGCGTTGCTTTCTTGCCGTCGCCCTTAACGAACACCAACACGTTTTGATGCGTCTTGCCCAGCTTTCGCCCAGCGGCGAACGAGCGGCCCGCGCGGATCGGCAACGACCCTACCGCCGTCACCAATATAGCCTCGTTGTAATAGTGAAGGCCCGCAGCGCGGAATGCCTCGACTGTATCGCCGACGAAATTATAGTAGTTGCCTCGCTTGTCCCGCACATCACCCACCACGAAGCAGGCGAAGCGATTGTCTTTCAACCGGCTGCACGCCTTGGCGATGATCTCAAAATATACTGATCTGAAGTCGGCATAGTCTAGCGTTGACAGGTCGTTTGGATCGTCGCTGTAGACTTCAAGATCGGCGTAAGGTGGGCATGAAAACACAAAGTCTGCATCGACATCATGGCATATCTTGTCGATGTTGCGGCTGTCCCCGGTATGCCAGACAGGCGGCGACTCTGGGCAAAGAGCATCGCCCTGTATGCGATTGGCTTCAACCTGCTCCTGCCGCAATTCAACGCCCACATATTGACGGCCCAGCTTGCTCGCAACAATGCCACGCACGCTACCGCCTGCGAACGGGTCAAGCACCAATCCGCCCGGTGGGCTGAACCAGCTATAAGCCAACTCGCACAGCACCGGGTCGAAGATGCTGGTGCCTGATGCGCCTTCGCTCTCACCGGCCCATGCATCGCCGCCAGCGTACTTATCACCGAACCCGCGACCTGCCGCATTCCCTCCACCGCCAGGGCGCGTGCTTGATTTACTCATGCCCCCCCCCTTCATTATGGCGTTTAGAGCGGATTGACCCGTGAAGCTGACCGCCTTTTCCCTAGCCAATAGCCTGCCCCTTACCGTTGCCGCGCTGCCGTTTTGAATAATCCGCACTAGGCATCAGGCTTCCCCCTGGCGTAGCGTTCCCGGCTCGCGTTGCCCCCCCCATTAGGGATAAGGTGCTCGCCCCGCCCCAACTCTGAAGCGATACCCAGCGCCAGCCAAGCCCGCTTTCGGTTTTGCCACCAACCCTCGCGGGCATTGAAGACGGAGAATGGCGGAATGCCGAACCTATCCGCTAGGCTTTGCGGTGGTTTCTCGTTATCGCCCTCACCTTGCGCGGGCTTCAGCAGCGCCAGCAATTCGTCCTGGCTGAAACCGGCAAGCTGCTGCATGTCAACCGACATAGATTGCAGTTCGATGACCAGCTTTTCCTGATCCCACTCGGCATTCAGTGCCAGCTTGTTGTCCGCGATGACCAACGCTCTGCGCCGGTTTTCGTCCAGCCCGGTGACAACCACCGCCGGCACCTGATCCAGATTCAGCTTGCGCGCGGCCAAGACGCGGCCATGCCCAGCGATCAGGTTGTTTTCTTCGTCAATCAGGACCGGGTTCGTAAACCCAAACTCCCGGATGCTAGCGGCGATCTGCGCGACTTGCTCATCCGAATGCGTCCGGCTGTTCATAGCGTAGGGGATCAGGTCGGCGACCTGGGCAATTGTGTTTGCATAAAACTCGGTCATCAATTCACCACCGGCATTGCGATTAGGCCGCTTGCCCCAAGATCGCGAAGAAGGTCAAACGCCTTGCCCTCGGTCTTGGCCGCGCCGTTGATTGTGCGCGGGTCGGAGGCGGTCTGGTTCAGCGACATAGAGCGAATCACCGCCATCTGCCGCCGTTCCAAGGTGTCCACCACTGACAGCAGCGGGTTGGGAATCACCGTCCCGCGCCTATTTTCTATCAGCACGCCGGAGCGGTCAAGCGTGTCCTGGTGCTTGCGGATGTCAGCCTCCATGCGGACGACCTTTGCCAGCAACAACAAATCCATGTCTCGCCAATCTTCCCTCGCGCGTGCGCGCGTGAACTGGCCCCAGATGACATGCTCTTCGTCGCTGCGGAGCGTGATTCCCTCCGGCAATGGTACGC